AAACATTATATGGAATGTCATATGAAGAAGCATATGCTGAACATAATCGTTTGGAAAAACTTATTGAAGATCGTGATCAATGGGCAATGAAAATCATTGTTGAAAACGTTCACAGTTTATGGACATGAAAAAACGTCAGTTAGAAGAAGCTATTATTAATCTTGAGCGTGAATTAAATCTGCTCAGAAAGATCGTATCTGATCAAGGGGATGAAATCGCATTCATTAAAATGTCAATGATTCCCCTTTCACCAGTAGGTCCATCCTATATACCAGTCTATAAAGATAAAGAACCATATCCATTCACCCCTATTGTGTGTGGACTTTCTATGCATCCTTCCCTATAATAAAAGTAATGAAATACAATAGCGTAAAAGAATTAAAAGAAGATATTGAAACCAAAGTTCAAAAGGAAATTGACTTTGAGGAAAAGCTTATGCAGTCTTTTCCAAATTTGCATAGAAAGGATGCAAATGGTAATGTCCTAGCTCCAGATTGTGGAACATCTTGCCCTCCAGGATGGCAGCCTCTTGTGTATAATCTATGTGCAGCTATTGATTCTTATATTAAGTGCGGAGAAATCTCAACACAAAAGAATGTTGTATGGTTTAAAATTAAGATGTTTCTATATAAGAAGATTATAGTTTCTATTCATAATTTTGTTCATAGCCGCATTAATCCATACGAGCTATATCGTCCAGAATCTGAAAAGAATAAGAAGTCATGGTTGATTAGTCCAGAGGCAACAGAGAAGGTTAAAGCAAATCATGGAACTCGATTAAAGGTATCAAATACTATCTCAAGTTTCTTTCGTTATTTTGAACCACATTATAAATGGAATCGACAACCAATTCCAGCGGTATATATTGGACAGATCAAGGAGAAATTCGGAACACTTAGATTCTACTATGATGGAGGTGATGATACTATTAGAGGTATGATAAGATTTGCTGAACACCTTTCTTCTGTCACTTGTGCAGAAACGGGTTTGGCGGGATCAACACATAAACGAGGAGGGTGGTATCGCACACTATCCCCAAAAATTGCCAAGAAATTTAAATATGTTGCTATATTGGAGGTATAAATAACTTTACTGGGCGAAACACAAAGTTGTCACTGCCCAGACCCTCACGGATACATTTCGGTATCGCGGTGAATGTTCGATCATAAGTGATCGGCGAACATATCTGCGGTGTTCTTAATATAGAACATATGCACAAAAACCACATAAATGAAAAATATAATTATATTTACACTAATGTTATTATGCACGAATTGCACCCTTGTAGGAAATATCAACAAAAACAAACAAACCATTACTCAATATGAATCAATAGGAAAGAAAATTAGAGCAAGGATCACCTACTATTTTCCAGAAAAAATATATGGAACTAAGGTTGCCCAACGAGGGGTAAAGAAAGCTGTAGTTGGCCGTACAATTGCAGCACACCCAGTATTTGCATTTGGAACCAAAATCATAATTCCTAAACTAAAGAATAAAGTTGGGTGCGGCGAATTCATTGTTCAAGATAGGGGATCAGCAGTAACACGCAAAAAGGCATCACATGGTAAAAACTATGTATTTGATGTATATGTATCATCACGAAAGGAAATGAATCATTTGGCAAGAACTATGCCAGAATATATGGAGGTTATCCTAAATTAATCTATGAAAAACAAAAATATACAGACACAAATTAAACGTGCTATGAGATCAAAATATACTCCACATTTTGGAACCAAGCAATTAGCGAAAAAACTAGCCGCAAAATTGGTTACAGATTGTATCGGAAAAACCCCCGAAGAAGCTAATGTCTTAGAAGCGGCATTCTTGGCTAAGATTACAACTACTTCTCATGATGGACCTACATTGGAATCCAATGACGCATAAAGCAACATTAGAGTTTGCTTTAGAGGAACTCCTCAGGGTAATTGATGATCATGAATTGATGTCAATCGCCAATGAGGAGGGGGCGGATGGGTATTGTGATTGTCTGACTGATGCGGTTTCTATTGCACAGAAGGACCTTCATGATAGCAGACATCCTAGTAATGCCCCAGAGGGGGTTTGATGGTGGATTCCCGGTTCCTATGATAGGCATTACCTCTTTTAGGAGTTAAGGCTAAAGACCATAAGATGATCACTGGAAACCAACGGCTTACATATAGGAAATCTGTTGTTTTGCAATCATTTTGTTGAATAGCATCCAATATGATAAAAATGACATTCTCCTAAGCCGTTGATTTGCAATGGGTAAATTATTTTCAATTTTGATGATTTTGTTGTTTACAAATTGGCCTATTTGTGGTACAATAACCTTGTTATGAAACCGCAATATACTGAAATTGATAAATATGGTAGTAAGTATTACTATTCCGATAAAGAACTGACCAACCGTCATCGTGAAGATGGTCCAGCATGTGAATGGGCTGATGGAACTAAGGAATGGTGGTTGAATGGTGAACGTCACCGTGAAGATGGTCCTGCAATTGAATGTGCTGATGGATCTAAGGTATGGTATTTGAATGGTGAATGTCATCGTGAAGATGGTCCTGCAATTGAATATTATGATGGATCTAAGGAATGGTATTTGAATGGTGAACGTATTACAGAAAAAGCATTCAATAAACTTAAAAAGACCTCTTCATGTGCTGGTAAGATCATTGTTGAGATTGATGGTAAGAAGTGCAAACTGATTGAACAATAATCCTATGAAAAATCTATTTTGGAAATTGTATTATAAGCATAAGCTTGGTAAGGATTATTCAGCTCGAATTGTGAATGCAACTTTATCAAGTCACGCAATTGTAGATTTCACGAAGGGATCTAAGGGAGGTCGATATTTTAATCTGGATTGTTCTGGATCAGAAATTCGGTCACGGCATCAGCGTGTTCGTCTTCCCGAAATCATGGATCATCCCCTTCTCGTAAAATACCCTCGATGATATATACATTATGGTGACCTATGTATCTCTATTCTCTCGTCTTAAACAAATGTTTACGGCTAATGCCGAAACTGAAGATGATATGCTTCGGTCCAGATTATTTTATTGTCTAACTACATTTGCACAATCAACGTATTTCTCCAATAAAAAGAAATGGAAACATGGAGCCGCCTCTTATGATTTCATTTCTGAAGCATATACATACATTACACGTGATCGCCCTCTTCAAATTAATGATTTCATTGAAACCGAGTTGGATCTTAAAGTTGATGATGATCTAATGCAAAACATCGAAGAACAAGATTTGCAATATCTGGCGGGTATTATTAAATATCGTAAGATTATTTTTGATATGTATGAATAAATATGGCTATTAACTTTACTCGGCTTGAAGAAATTACCCGAGCCACAAAAGTAGGGTTACAGACGGGGAAAAGTTTTCATACTACCTTTGTGTATCGTGGTAATAAGATGCTATGTATTGCGGCGAATAACTATAATAAAGCACATCGGCGACATAAGTATACAGAGTATAAACCCAATAAGCCGGGCGCAAATTATCAACCGTGTTTACATTCAGAGATTAGCGCATTGATTAGGATGGGTTTGGAAGATTGTTCGGATTTGACTTTTGTAAATATAAGAATTGATAATAATTCTAATCCGGCTATTAGTAAGCCTTGTCCAAATTGTGCACGAGTTTTGAAATCAGTTTCATATAAAAATCTATGGTACTATGATGGAGAACAATATGTCAAGGAGAAGAATTAATTTATTTATTTACAAACTCTTGCCAATAGTATATAATAATATCATATGGATACAGTAGATACGATACGGCAACAATTTATCGAAAACTTTTATGATAATGAATTTGTAATTGATAAATCGGGTGTAAAAACTATTGAGATTATTGGCGCATCATTTATTGCAGACGAGCCTTCGATTTTTGGTGAACCTAATAAGGATTACATTACTAGAGAATTAGATTGGTATAAGTCTCAATCTCTTAATGTTAATGATATTCCTGGGGTGACTCCTAAGATTTGGAAAGAAGTTGCATCATCTGAAGGTCTTATTAATTCTAACTATGGATACCTTATTACATCGCATGAAAATGGCGAGCAATATGAAAATGTTTTGAGTGAACTGCTTAAGAATGCCAATAGCCGTCGAGCTATTATGATTTACACTCGTCCGACTATGCATACCGATTATAATAAAGACGGTATGTCAGATTTCATTTGCACTAATACCGTTCAATATTTGATTAGAGGAGGTAAAATGCATGCCATTGTAAATATGAGGAGCAATGATTGTATTTTCGGATATGCCAATGACAGGGCGTGGGCAGATCATGTTCTTGAAACATTACTCTTTGACTATAATTATATGCAGTGCGATCATGAGCCTGTTACTAAAGGAGATATTATCTGGCAGGTTGGATCATTGCATATGTATGAACGGCATTTTACCTTTATTGAAGAATATATCAAACAATGAAAGAAAAGAAAAGACTACATACTATAGCTTCGGCTATAGCTCATTTACATATGAGTTATACATTATATAATGAACTTCCGACTCCTATTATAGAAATGGAAAAACTCATAACCCAAATGCTCGAGAAGGATTTGGATAAGGGAATCTTATCAGGGGCAATAGCCGATTATAATATTAATATAGTGGAACCAAAGAGCCCAAAAGCCATCTTAAAAATTACTATAACTAAAACTGTATGAATGAAACACAACCTGAATCCGTAACAGTTCTTGAAGAATGCATTGAGACACAAAAACTTAAATCACGGGATTATCAAAATCCTTATTCACGAATTAAGCAAGCTGACTACTATTTGAATGGAGTATCTACAATTGTTGATATTGTTCATGCTAAGATCCTACGGGCTAGATCTGTTATTGAAGCAATGACAAATGATCCTACATATGAGCCTAATTTTGAATCTTTTGAGGACAGTTTTAAGGATGCAATTAATTACCTGTCCTTTGCAATTGCATATTCTCGTGGAAAGATTAATGGACAGAATCCCGATCATGATTTCCTAAATCGTCCTATCAAAAAAGATTAATATATGCCTTCAATTGAAAAGACAGAATACTATGATGAGTTTATTCGGTATTATAATTTAGCTAAGGAACAGCATCATAAATGTAATGTTTCCCAGGATCCTCCGTATGGAATGATTCCTCATGCTCAATCTGACATGGGCGATGAACTAATGGAACAGGTTGAGTTGTATGATGTTGTTGAACGATCATACGCAGGATTTTCACAGATTGTACATGATTGTTTTTATGGTTGGTCAGAAGATCATCCGTATTGGAAAAAAATGAGTGCTGGTCTTTATTGTGAACAGCGAGATATTATAGCACATGATTGGACTGGTAAACAATCAGAGTTTGGCCTTGCAGAATGGTTATACATATTCATTCTACATCGCGTATGCGGATCAGGTATTAATTATTCATTAAAACCATCTGGATATCATAATACAATACTATCAAAACTTTATCGAGCCGATAGTATTGAAAAGATGTGTCATATGATTAAGAATGAAAAGAATTCTTTTTATACTTCGGTTGGGTATCAATTTCCAGCATTTCCTAAACCTCCATCTGAATATAAACGGGGTGGTGATTATTACCTGTGTGAATATGCTCCTCGTCTTGCAAGAGAATTAGCAGATTGGTTGGTAAGGGGTAATAAGAAAGACCTTCGTGAGATAGGTACCTTTATGTTGGAGTGGAATGTTAAGAACGGACTTAGAAAATACTTCTTTCAATATGCTGCAACAATCTCTGATATTGCAGATTGGTTTCCTCAATATGTTAATCGAAATTCTTTATTTTACTATGGTAGTAACGCAACAGAATGTATTTCATACCTAGCAAAGTCTAAGCGTAAAATGAAAACAGATGATCTATTAGATGCTATTATGATGCAAATCTTTGAAGATACCGGTTCAGAACCTTATAATGCTGAAGATGTTGCATGTGATTTTATTCGATATATTACAAACTATTATCGTCCTGGTGCTGACTACAATCATATTGATGGCGATACTGTATGGAATTCCAGTAAGCTTATTCATCCATACGGTAGGCAGAAGGCTATGTTGGATTTAGGATTAGTAAAATCCTTTAATAATCTTCCCGGCGGATTTTTCTCCGATCAAGTAATTAAGTCTGCCGGTCTAACACCTATCCAATATATAAAAAAGGTAAAGGAACTGCCTCAATATTCTGATTGGACCTATGCACCTTTAATCTTTTCCTAATACAATATATGTCTACCAAACGAAGAGCATTGCTTACATGTCCGTTCATTCCAATTGTTCCTAGAATGGCATCTCATAGATCGGCACTAGGTGTAATCTATGGTGATATGATTAAACAATCAGGAAAGTATGATGAAGTTGTTATTAACTTCGGGGGTAAAACAATTACAGATCATAATGAATTTGATGATATGTTTCTTTATCATGGATCAGATTGGAATAAACTCTTAAATTTCTATGGGGGAGTATTTGCATTTCCATATCTATTTAATGCTATTAATGTATCTAAATTTAAAGGAAGAGTATACTCTTTGGGTATACAATGCCCCAAATATGATACACTTCTTAAGAGAAAACTTCATTTGGCAGAAGTTAAAGGCACAGGCGTTATTCAACCGGGATGGTATGATGTAGATATTGATAATATGGGTAAGATGGTTGAATCTATGGAATATGTTCCATTTCCTCATATTACCGATAAGATTGTAATTGGTGATTCTCATGCAATATGTATGTACCGTCCAGGATGGACAGTTAATTCCGTTAAATTTAAAACATTGAATGGTGCATTAACCAGCGGATTATCTTCATTCATTGAAGAAATTCGTCCAGCATCTGAAGTCAAATACTTGGAATGTTATTTTGGAAATATTGATGTACGACATCACCTATGCCGTTTAGAAGGTAATCATATTAAGAATGCCGTGGAATTAGCAACAAGGTATTTTGATGCTGCAAAAGAATTAACAATTCCTAATATTGCACTATATGAATTGTTACCTATTGAAAATGAATCACGAAAGCTTCCGCAAATGGGATTCTATAAAGGACAAGCATTTTGGGGAACATGGGCTGAACGAAATGCTGTTCGATCAGCGTTTAATGATACTCTTGAAAAACTATGCTCAATCCATCCTAATATTACATTTAAGAAATGGACCGATTATCTTATTAATGCAAAGGGCGAACTTGATTTTGCATATATGGAAAAGCCCCAATCAATTCACCTCAGTCGCGAATTTTATCCACATTGGACAGGACAAGATTCAACCATCCCTATTGCATCACAAATGTGCAACTCCCTAGACCAGTTCTTCTCCTAACACTCCTTGTGCTGGGTGCAATGCACAATAAAAAGAAATGCCCATACTGTGATTATGAAAATAATTCCGGAAATGTGGCTATACATATAAAAAGAAAACATAATAATGAACCAAACTAAAAAATACACATACGCCGCAATTGTACCTCTAATAGGAGGAAATCATTTAGGATTAATGAATACATTTGATGGTCAGCTGCCAGAATATGTTTTATCATATGCAGCCTTTAAAGGAAATGATTCTCATTATATTAATTATTTAAGAACTACCAAAAATTGGAATGGCGATTATATTACACTAGATGAACAGCCTAATTATGTAGCAGAATATGCTGATATTTTTTGTTGTACTGCCCCTTGCGCAGGACTATCATCCTTATCTCGAGTATCACATTCACATTCACCGGTTAATGAATGGATGCTTAAATCAGCAGAATATGTTCTTGAGCATGTTAAACCAAAGGTTATGTATGGAGAAAATGCCCCCCGTTTGGCAACTGCTATGGGTAAACCAGTTGTCGATAAACTTCGTGCTATCGGTGAGAAAAATGGTTATACATTTTCTATCTTTAAAACTAAATCTATTTTACATGGTCTATCACAGGTAAGAGATCGTGCATTCTATTTCTTCTGGAAGGGTGATAGTATTCCAATCTTTGAATATGTGAATAACTATGATACTCATGAACGTATTGAAGATACCATTATGAATGCATTTGTGTCAGATGATGATCCCATGAATGTTCTAACCGGTAAGAAAATTCCATCTCAAGATCCATTTTATCGGTATGCTCTGGAAGTTATCAAGGGCGGACAAACTCATTTGGAGTTTATGAAAGATCTTAAGCAATCAATCAATATTCTAAACTTCATTGAAGATGCAGGCAAAACATATGCAGAAGTTGCAGTATGGATGAAAGAAAAAGGATTTGATACAGCTGCTGCACGTTGTGAAAGAATTCAAAAGAAACTGGATGATGGTTTTGGTATTATGAAAAAGAATCTTCATTTTCCAGCTAACTATATTGGTGCGTTTGTAGGCCATTATCCTTCAGAACTTACCCATCCTATTGAGGATCGCAGCCTAACAGTTCGTGAATGTTTGGCGATTATGAAGATGCCTTCTGATTTCCAATTGATAAATCCTACGAGTAATCTAAATCATATGTGTCAGTCGGTTCCTGTTACTACAGCAGAATATCCTGCAAGGATGGTTCAAAAATATCTAAATAATGAACTAAAAACAGTTAAGACTAAATTCCTCATCCAGGATAATAAAAATCAAACACTATCAATACCTGGATTTAATGTAGCCGATTTAACATCATTTATTTAATCAGATTTATATTTACAAATCCATAAAAACAATATATAATATTCATATGTCAAACATCCTAGATAAACTTAAAAAGAACTGTCGTATTAAAGAAGCAGATATCCTAGCAGATTCTCAATTTTTTAATAATGATAATCCGGTTTCAACAGAAGTACCAATGATAAACGTGGCATTATCTGGAGCATTAAATGGAGGCCTCCTTTCAGGAACTACATTACTTTGCGGGGAATCTAAGCACTTTAAGTGCCTTGGTCCTAATACTCCAATAACAATTTATAAAAAAGAATATGAAAAAATACAAACAACATATAAGCAATTGCACGAACTTCTGGGACAAGATCCTAATATAGAATATTTCGTAAAGTCACATACAGGTAATTATACTAAAATTCTTGCCATATGCCAAAAGAAATCTAATACATATTCAATTGATTTTGATAATGGTGTATCATTTGTTGCCGGCGATAAGCATTCATTTATGAATATGATTGATCAGTCTGTATGCACCGACGAATTGATCCCGGGCGAAAGGATCAAGACCCTAACTGGATCTACTAAAGTAGTGGCTAGATATGATTTTAAAGAAGATCAGGATGTTTATGATATTATGGTTGGAGATCCTCATTGGTATACTAATGATGAACAACATGGAATCATTCATCACAACACGAGTTTCGCCCTTTTAATAGCATCTGCTTATCTTAAAAAATATCCAGATGCAGCATTAATATTCTACGATACTGAATTCGGATCCCCCCAATCATATTTTAGTAGTTTTGGTATTGATCTTAATAAAGTTTTGCATGTGCCAATTAAGAATATTGAAGAACTAAAATTTGAATTAGTTAATCAATTGGAACAGATTGATAAAAAAGAAAAAGTTATTATTATTGTTGATTCATTTGGAAATATTGCTTCTAAGAAAGAATTGGATGATGCATTAAATGAAAAATCAGTTGCAGATATGTCTAGAGCAAAGGCATTAAAAGGATTATTTAGGATGATAACGCCATATCTTGCAACCAAAGATATTCCTTTATTGGGAATTTGCCATATTTATCAGGATATGGGATTATTTCCAAAATCAATTGTTAGCGGCGGAAAAGGATTATATTATGCAGCAGATAATATTTGGATGATCGGGCGACAGCAAGATAAAGTTGGGACTGAAATTCAGGGTTATCATTTCATTATTAATATTGAGAAATCAAGATTCCTTAAAGAAAAATCTAAGATTCCAATTTCTGTTTCATGGGAAGGTGGTATTGAAAAATGGTCAGGACTTCTTGAAGTTGCTAAAGAGCTTGGCTATGTTAAAAATGAAAAACAAGGATGGTGGTGTGCATTCGATCCCGCAACACAAACAGCACTCACAGGAAATCTTCGTGCTGCTGCAACCATGACAAAGGAATTCTGGCAAGATACAATCTTTGCTAAGACCGATTTTGCAGATGCTGTTAAAAAGCATTATACTATATCATTAAAATATATGTTACCATCTGATAAAGAACCAATTGAGGATGCCGATTCAGATGATTGAAGAAAATACCGATTACAAATTAGTTGAGCTTGAAGAAGACGAACATTTCCAGATAAAATTGTTATCTGGAAAGTTCTCAGATACCTTATACAAATATGGCAAGGTATCTTTTCATGAAGAAAAGAATCAGCTCAGAATCTCGTTTAATTATGAGATTCTGGAAACTCCCCTGGGGATAGTAGCCGAAGATCTTAAGATTAGTCAAGAATTCAAGGGGCATATATCAGATGTACTTAATAGTATTCTTTTGAGTGGAACCGGATTTACTAAATCCAAGGGATAATTCCTATATCTATTTGTATTTACAAATGGTATAGAATAGTATATAATATATTTACACACATATAATGAGTACAGACAATCTTGAGAGCACGATAATCACTAATTTAGTTCATAATGATTCATTTACACGTAAGGTAATTCCGCATATAAAACCTGAGTATTTCACGGGGAAAAATCGTATTGTATATGAGTTAATCTTAGGATTTCTTATAAAGTATAATAAACTTCCAAATTCAGCAGTCCTTGATATAGAATTTAGAAACTCTGAGCATATTAATAGAGCTGATAGAAATGATATTTTAGGTATAATTCAAAACCTTGATGTTAATATTGATGTTGAAGCAGAATGGCTTATTGACTCCACTGAAAAATGGTGTAAGGATAGAGCAGTTAATATCGCAATTATGGAAGCGGTTTCTATTATTGATGGAACTGATAAAACTCAAGCAGAAGGCGCAATTCCTTCAATTCTATCTAAAGCACTAAGTATTACCTTTGATACAAATATCGGGCACGATTATATAGAGGATGGAGCATCTCGGTATGAGTTTTATCATCGTAAGGAAGATAAGTTATCATTTGATATTGAAATGCTTAATACTATTACAAATGGTGGTGTTACTCGTAAGACTCTTAATCTTATTATTGCTGGGACAGGTTGCGGAAAAAGTTTAGGGTTATGTCACTTTGCTGCTGCTGCAATGTCTGAAGGGCGTAATGTTCTTTATATCACAATGGAAATGGCAGAAGAAAGAATTGCAGAACGTATCGATGCAAATCTATTTGATGTGGATATTAAACAGATCGGCAATCTTTCAAAGGAATCATTTACAAAGAAGGTTGCTGGCATTAAAGCTAAGACTCTTGGTAAATTAATTATTAAGGAGTATCCTACAGGTTCCGCTCATGTTGGGCATTTTAGGGCTCTTCTTATGGAACTTAAGATGAAGAAAAACTTTGTTCCTGATATTATTTTTATTGACTATTTAAATATCTGTGCATCTTCAAGAATTAAAGGAGGTATCTCGGGATCAATTAATTCGTACGGTCTAAATAAATCTATTGCAGAAGAAATTCGTGGATTGGGAGTAGAGTTTAATGTTCCTATGTGGACAGCAACTCAGGTAAATAGAACTGGGTTTTCATCATCTGATACAGAAATTACAGATACATCGGAAAGTTTTGGTGTTCCAGCGACAGCAGACCTCATGGTTGCATTTATTCGTACCGAACAATTGGATAAGATGAATCAGATTATGATAAAGCAACTTAAAAATCGTTATAATGATACTTCCGAAAATAAACGATTTACAGTTGGAGTCGATTTTTCTAAAATGAGATTATATGATATTGCAGACCCAACAGCAAATATTATGGCAGATTCTCCTTCTACTCCTGCAGTAAAACCAACACCGTTTATGGCTGGAAAAACATCGGCTACAAAATTTACTGACTTTAAGATGTAGGCTATTATATAAATATAATATATGATTAATACATCTTTGGGCTTTAGCTCCTATATTACCGAAGCAATATCTACTGCCTCTGCAGAAAAGGCAGCTTTTATTATTACAAAATATCTTAAAAAGAAGACAGGTTTAGTTTTCTTCCAATATCCTGGAACTGAAGTATTTCATAATGCTTCGGGAAAAGGTTTTGGAATGAGATTCTTTACATCTAAGAAAAATATTTCACTTCGATTTAACTGGACTAGTTCATCTTTAGTTGGATTGGTTAATTTAGATTCAGTTGATTTCTGGAATGGTAAGTCAGATGCTCCTTATCATATCAAATTTGATACAACAGTTTCTATTATTAAGACACTTCCTGTTATTGCAGATATTGTTTCTGATGGGGGGGCTCCTAATGGTCCTATTCGTACATTACCTGATGGTATTCCTTTGAATGAAGCTCGTGTAGATCCAGATGAAATGCTTACAAAAATCCTTGATCTTATTGCAAAGCCTGGATTTACTCGTGGATCCATCTATGCTTTATATAAAGGTGCAGGTACCAAAATATTTGAACAACTTAAAATGATGTATCCAGAATATATTGTTAAAGCTGGAACATCTTTTGCATGGGCAGGAACACCCAAGGATCTTCAAAAAATCCTTAAAAATAAGGATGCTATCTTAGATTCTACCGGTTCTGTTTCAGGAACTGTTACTCGCGGTTCTACAAAAGAAAAATATGAACCGGTTGGTAATATTGAAGAAATTGAAAACAATGTTGATAAACTTTCATTTGAAGCTCAATTAGCAGACCTTGAGCATTTAGTTAAGTTGACTATAGGAGGAGCATCGAATGCTCTCTTCGTAGCTGGAAGGGGAGGTTGTCTATCAGCCGATACTGCAATTGTAGCAACTCAAGATTAGTACCTCTCCCTGTAACAAATATGCAGTTTATATAAATATAATTGCATATGATTATACACAAAAGAACAAGGCAAGATATAGTTATTGTTACAGAGGATGAACTATGTGTAATAATTCAAGGTGTTATAAAAGGATTCAAGAGATTTAATGAAAATAATTCTTACCTAATTGAATCCTTATTAGCATCAACATTTGATAGTTCAAATGATTTTAAAAAATATATACAACAGATATTTCCTCGGAATTTAATTATAAGACTTCCTCTATTAGGAATGAATCCAGAAGAAATTGCTGATAGAAGACATGCTGAATCTATTAGAGGTTTAAAGTCAGCAGCAAAGAAAAATCATAGAATATCATCATGTTTTTGTATTGAGTTTTGGATGAAAAAAGGATATAGTGATATAGAAGCCAAAGAAAAAGTTTCTGAAGTTCAATCGAAAAATTCTAGGAAAATTTCTCCGGAATCTCATATTAATTCATCACCAAGAAGAATCGAACATTGGCTTTTAAAAGGATATAGTGATATAGAAGCCAAAGAAAAAGTTTCTGAAGTTCAAAGAATATTATCTCAACGATGCATTGAACATTGGTTAAAATTGGGATTCTCAGAAGAAGAATCTAAAAAATGCGTATTCAATATACAGAGTAGAAATGCAAAAGAATTTCTAAAACAATCTACGGAAGTTCGCAGAAAATGTAATAGATTATGCGAGGAATATTGGTTAGATCGAGGTTTATCTGAAGCTGAAATTAAACAGAAAAAGATTGAGAATGGATACACATTCTCATTACAAATTTGTATAGACAAATATGGGGAAGATCTTGGATATAATATTTGGAAATCTAGGCAGATAAAATGGCAAGAAACATTAAAATCTAAATCTCCCGAAGAAATTGCTAATATTAATAGTAGAAAATTTGCAAAAAATACTCTAAATTTTTCTAGTTTATGGCAAAAGTTTAATAAATCTGGCATTCTTTATTGTATAGAATTTGGTAATCACGTAAAAATAGGGATTACTACAGGCACACTAGAAAGTCGATATGATAGTAAAATTAGACAAAATCATAAAACATTTATATATGAATTTTCTGATGTTTTTGATGCATATGTAGTAGAACAGACCATGATGAAAAAATATACTAATTCTATTATGAAAGATGATTATGGCGTATTTGGTTGGACAGAAGTAATTAGAAATACAACTTTAGATAATGTAACAAAAGACTGCGATGAATATATAAATAGAATTACAAATATTAGATCAAACTTAATTAATGAAAAAGCTTAACACAATCAACGATATTAAGGAACTTACTGAAAAATTATATGGTTCCACACTAGAACACTTCAAATTCTATGATATTTCATCTCTCAATATTAAAATTGAAAGTCCCTCAGGTACTTCAAAGATAGTATCATTTGTAATTAAACCTGGTAATGATACACTAGTTCAATTTGAAGATGATAGAGTAGTAAAATGTTCAGATAAACATCTTCTAACTACTAAGACTGGAAGTTTTCAAGTTAAAGATTTAACTGTTGGAACTGAAGTAATTACTAAGGATGGTTCATATGTAAAGATTACAAATGTAGCAATTTCTGATTCAGTTTCTGATTACTATGATGTTGAAGTTGATTCATCCGATCATTTATATTTTACTGCTAATGGTATTTGTCATCACAATACTGGTAAAACCCATACTACAGAAAACGTTCTTCATCAAATGGGACTTAGTGATGGTAATGGATATTTCAAAAATACTGGTTCTGCTTCAGCTGCTGGTTTATATTCTCTTTTATTTAAATATAAAAATTCCATTGTTTTCTTTGATGACTCCGATGATGCACTTGGCGATCAAGAAGCACGCAACCTGCTAAAGGCTGCTACCGATACCAAAAAAATTCGCAAATTGGTATGGAATAAAATGGGTAAGAATATTGTTGATCCTGATGAAATGACGGATGATGAAATTCTTGATGCTGGATTGATTCCTAGATATTTCTTTTTTACTGGAAAAATTATCTTTATCTCCAACCTACCGCTAAACAAATTGGATCCAGACGGCGCTCTTCGTACACGAGCATTTATTATTGATATTAATCCAACCGATGTTGAAATTTATGATTTCATGGATAAGATTGTTGGAGATATGGAACTTGAAGGCGGTTTAGTACTTGATTTGAAACAACGCCGTCACATTGTTGATCTGCTTCGTAAAGGTAAATCAAAACAATCAGCGAATCTTCGTAAGCTATCACGAGGTCTTGCAATTGCTGGTGGTGCTCTTAGTGCCGGTGTAAATATTGCAGATAATGAACTAAGTCGCCTCATAGAATCCTACGCATAATTATATTAGATTTATTATATAAAATCTATTATGATTCGTATTAGAATATATGGTTGCTCTAAAAATAAGGTACTTAAACGGTACCTATTAAGAGCAACCATATTTTTTCTTAACGAGTTATTACCTAACAAACGAAATATTGAAATATTAGTTAGGCTAGTAGATAATCTTGTAGGTAAAGAATCTGCCTATGGTGAATGCTATAATTATAGTTCTAAGATACGACCATCAAACTATGTTATTCAATTAGATTCTGGAATGGCTCCATATGATATATTAACTACATTTGCGCATGAGATGGTTCATGCAAAACAATTTGACAAAAAAGAATTAATATTTTTAGTTAATTGTAGTAAATGGAAAGGCGAACGATTTAGTAATGATACTCCTGCAGCTGAGTGCCCGTGGGAACAAGAGTCTGTAGACCTTGAATGTAAATTGGCTGATGCCTTTATTGTACAATATCCTAAGTTCAAAGAATTATTGGATTGATATAAATATATCATATGTATGTGAAAACATTTCGTGAATATATTTCTGAAGTAATAGATAAAGATAAAATTATGGCAACAGCAAATACTGTATTATCAGATATAAATGAAATCTATATTGGTTTTATATTAGCTGGCAATAAATGGTTTGATGATGCTGCAAAAAGCCATTATAATTCTCGTATAAAACAAGCATTGCCTAATGAAGTAGCAGACGCCCAAGGTAAATCTACTATTATGGCAAAAGAATTCTTAAAGTGGGCAAAAGATAATGGGTATAGTGGTAAAGTTAATGGAGTATGGTGGACAGCCCGTCCAGGTTCAATGAAAGCAGCAGTTGGCCAAGAAGTAGATCAACGTAAGAATCCTACTGATATATTAATCAGATTCACTTCGGGGCCAGCAAATGGATTCCTTGGTTTATCTGCAAAGGCTACTAAGACTAAGGGAGATATTGGTTTTAAAAATCCTGGTTTAGGAACAATTGATAAAAATTTAAGTATGAATTTGGGAAAACTATATAAGACTATATTAGATTCTATTATAGTAAAATTGAATTTACCTTTAAGTGCAGATGAAAGAAAAAAATTCATTAGATCTAATTCTAAGGTTAAACCCGTTACTGAAAAAATGGGAGTTACATTACTGGCCGAAATGAGAGATCTATTATTAATTAGATTAAAGAAAATGAAACAACCCGAGTTAGTTAAGTATCTATTATCTGATTGGATGGATGCTGAAATTTTATATCCTCCCTATATTAAAGTTACAGGACAAGGTAATAAATCTCCATATTCAGCAACTGTTTCAGATCCGATTAAAAATGAAAAACTAGATGCTCTTGCAAAATATAAAATTACATTAGAACCAATAGGAAATGAAAGTATTGGTATCAAGGCAGGTAATAAAAGAATAATGAAAATTAGATTTAAATTTGAGTCTGAAAAAATGGCATCATCCTTAAAATTATCGGGAGATCCTTGGTAAATATGTCATTTACTGAATACACACCTGATAAAGAAACTCATACTCTAGTATTTGCTTATGGATCTAATATGGATCCTAAACAAATGTGGGAACGATGCCCATCTGCATCTGTAGTTGGTAAGGGTGTTCTAAATAACTATAATAGAGATTATTCAAAATGGTCAACTATAAGATCATGTGGTGTCGAGAATGTTCAGGAAAGTGGTGGTGATCATATTATGGGTGTAATTTGGGATATACCAACATCGGAATTACATTCTTTGGCTGAATACGAGGAATCATATATTGAGAAAACACTATCAGTATATTCATATGAGAATCAAAAGAATATTGCTTGTATAGTTTTTATTGCTAAACCAGAAGGTGAATTTAAACCTAGTTATGATTATCTCCAAAAGGTTAAAGCCGGAGAAACATTCTTGAAAGCATTACCAACATATAAATATAACCATAAGATGAAATCATTTAGAGAACATATTAACGAAGCAGTTAAAGAAGGTAAAAATGTGCATATTATGCATATTGAGGATCAAGTTATTTACGGAGGCGTTAAAGGATGTAGAGAGGCTATTTTTGCTCTTCGTAGTTTACGTGATATGCTTGCGGGACATTCTGGTTCATCGCTTGATATTGCTGCTAAATTTGACGGTTGTATTCATAAAGATACTCTAGTAGTAACTCAAGATTCGGTTAAAAAAGTATCTGATTTAACAAATGAAGATTTTATTAAATGTTATGATATTGATACACACACTACTAAGTATTATAATAATACTATGCCTAGAATTACTGGAGGTTCTAAAGATTGGGTTGAAGTAATTTTAGAAGATGGTTCATCATTTATTTGTACTGAAGATCACCCACTATTAACTAAAGATAATCAATACATTGAAGCAATTGATTGTTTGGATGAAGATATATAACCCAGTATAATAGTATATTAAAAAATTAATTTATGAAAGTAATTGCTGTAAATAAACTACAAGAAAAATATGATCAATGGGATTTGACTACCCCAACATCAAATTTTACTATTCTAGCAGGAAACAATGAAGTAATTATTCATAATTCTCCTGCAGTATTTGCTGGTACAGATCCATCTGATGGAAAATTCTTTGTTGCTAAGAAAGGTATATTTAATAAGAATCCAAAAGTATATAAGAGCATAGCCGATGTACGTGCCGATACTTCTGGAGATTTGGCTGAGAAATTATCAGTTGCTTTTACTGAACTACAAAAGATTGGTATTGAAGGAATATTACAAGGTGATATTGCTTTTACACAAAAAGACTTATCTGTTGAAACTTTTGATGGAGAATCTTATCTCACATTTCAACCAAATACTATTGTATATGCAGTTCCGGCTGATAGTGCCCTTGCTGCTACTATTAAAAAGGCGAAAATAGGTGTTCTATTCCATACTCGTTATGTGGGAGATTCATTTGAGAATTTAAAGGCTATATATGATTTTGATTCTAGCACCTTAAAAAAGGTACCATCAGTTTGGGCACGTGATACATATGTACGAGATCTATCTGGTAAAGCAACATTAACGGTCGAAGAAACAGCTGAACTTTCCGATAAATTATCTACAGCCGGTGTTATATTTCAAAAAATTGGGGGATCAACCCTTCGAGAGATTGAAAATAATCCTGAGCTTGCACAGAATCTTGAAACATTTAATAATACTTATGTTCGCAAAGGTGAGGTTGTTACAAATACAACTAAACATGTGGAAAATCTAATTAAATGGGTAACCGATAAATTTAATAAAGATATTGAATCTAAGAAGAGCGAAAAAGGAAAAGAGATTTCAACAATAAAACGGGATGAATATCTTAAATTCTTCTCAGATGAAAATAAGAAAAATCTTGATCTGATTTATCAATTACAAAATGCAATAATTGAAGCTAAACAAATCATTATACGAAAGCTTGATACTCTAAAGAAACTAACAACCTTTGTACGAACAAAGGACGGTTTCCGTGTAACAGGCCAAGAAGGGTTTGCTATCAGCGATCGTTTAAAGAATAATGTGGTTAAATTGGTTGATCGCATGGAATTCTCAAAGAACAACTTTAGTCCAGAAATAATAAAAGGATGGGATAAATAATATGAAAAAAGAAATACGTCTAAGAGATCTTATAAATGTAGATTATACTCAAGGTGATACACCCGAGGATGATCAAGGCATGATTCCATATCAGTATATCAAACGTCACCGCGGTCAGATTGGTGAAGATAGTTTGCAGACTATGCATACAAATGCTTGGCATGAAATTCTTGATAATGCTCCTCCTAAAGTATCAGAGGAACTTATGAATATTTCTCGTGATAAACAACCTGGTCTTTTATCTGGGGCCGATAAGATTAAAATTGATGAAATTCTTCAAAAAACTTCTGATGTAAATCTTCAAAAAGCAATCCGTACATTCATGGGCACAATGGAAATGGTAGTTCATGATAAAGAAGTATCAACAGTAAATGAATCCATTTCTCTAAGTAGGACGCGTCGTATTGCAAGATCATTAATATATACAACTGATATGAATGAATCACTTCAGCAACTTTCCTTACAAATTCTTTTAAACACTAATGAGTAATATTAAATCATTTCGGTCCTTTACAGAAGAACGGATTAATCCAATTGTAGTTACATTTGGTCGTTTTAATCCTCCTACTATAGGTCATGAAGAAAATATCGAGTCTATCGCTAAAATGGCTAAAGGCAAACCATTTCGTATATATTCTTCTCAAAGTGAAGATCCGAAAAAGAATCCTCTTGGATATGAAGAAAAGATTCGTTTTATGCGAAAGATGTTTCCTAAGTATGGGCGTAGTATCATATTAGATCATTCTATTAAAAATATTTTTAATGTTGCGAGTTCTGCATATGATGAAGGATTTACCAAGTTAATTGTTGCTGTAGGAAGTGATCGGGTATCTGAATTTAAAAAACTATTATCTAAATATGATGGTGTTGAAGGTGCTCACGGATATTATAAATTCAAAGATGGAATTGATGTTGTATCAACTGGTAATAGAGATCCAGATATAGATGATCTAACTGGTATAAGCACGTTTAAAGTTAGTGCATCTAAAATGCGTAGCGCTGCTGCAGCTAATGATATTGAATTATTTTCAAAGGGACTTCCTAAAACATTTAAGGAAGTAAAGGAATTATTTAATGCTGTTCGTAAAGGAATGGGACTTAAAGAATGCCATGAATTTAAAAAGCCAATTGATATACAAGTTGTATCTGAACAACGGGAACAGTATATTGTAGGAGAGTTATTTACTATAGGATCAGTAGTATATACCTTAAAAAATCCTGGAATGCAATACATAATTAATGAAAGATATTCAAATTATGTTGTATGCTCCGATCAATTTGGAGAAAATACAAAATTCTTTATTCAGGATTTATGTGAAGCCTCAAATGAATAAATAGATTATCATATGGAAACCTTAAAGAAATCAGATTCAATTGAAATATGGGTTAACCATTTTATTGAATCTACTGATACAACTCTTGATAATATATCTCAACGAGAACGTATTAGAATGGCATTGAATTCATATTATGAAACTCAACGGGATGAAGAAGCACCTATTATGGTTCCAAAAGATGCTAAAATTAAACCACGATTAACCATATCAAAAACTGTCATAGGTGGCGCCGGCCGAAAGGGATCTGTTAGTCTTATGGGAACCGGCAATGTTGAAGAGGCAGTTAGTATAAAAGAAGATCTGAATATCCAAAGAGCTCTTACAATTACTAATCTAGCTCTTGGTTCTGATAATTATGATAAGGTTTTAATTAAATCTTATGTGGAACAATCCTATTCTACTGATACCGTGTTTCCATCCAGTATTCAAATAATCACAGAATCATTTGAAACATATTCTAGAACTGTTATTTTAACCGAAGCGCAAAAGGTTAAGGTAGGTGATTCTGGTTCTGTTGAATGTATTGCTAATTTTGGTGCTTGCACAGTTGGAGATGTATATAAAGGTAAGTGGTTACAGGCCTCATTTCCAGATCAATTAAAATTAGAACTTGATAGATTACCCCGTTCTACGTCCCATCCGATTATCTTTCTTAATAAAGATACCAATAAAGTTTCAATATCCAAACAATTTAAATTACAATAATAAATATATGAAAAAATTATCACAAATCATTTCTCAACAACCAATTATTGAGTCTATACCAACTTATGAATCTGTAGTTATTGCTGATAGAACACCTCTAATTCTATCTAATCTTTCTAAGATTATAGAGATGACGGATGATGTATATAATACGATCGCTCATCTTGAAGAAAGTAATGAAGAAACACAAAAATTAGTTTCCGATCTATATAAACAAGTTGATGCTCTATATGAACAAGTTGATGGCGAAGTTGGTATTATCCCAGTTCAAATTGATGAAGCATTAGCATGGAAGATGATGGTTAAGAATATAACTAATCTAGGATTTGAACGAGTTGAAAAACCATCTTCTTCAACATATACTACAAATAAAGGGCGTATTCAACATCTATTTGGAATTCCTATGCGTGCTGGAAAATGGGCTGATACCTTTTTTGTAATCCTTGATACCGAAAATAAACCTTACGGTATTATTGATGATAAAGGTGAAACATGGATTGAAAATCTAGGTGATGCATTAAAGGAACTTAATAAACGTGCTAAGACTGGTGAACTTGAAGAAACCATTTCTGAAGTTCTTGATCCCAATGATGAAGCTGGTGTTTGGATTGATGATTTTGTAAAGTCAGATGATAAACGATTTGAAGGTAAATCTAAGGAGGAACGTATTAAGATGGCTTTGGGAGCCTGGTATGCAGCACAAAAAAAAGAATCAGTTGAAGAAGGTGAAGAAACATCAGTAGATAAAGCAGAAATCAATAATAAGATTATTGCCTTAAAATCCAGTTTGGCATCAATTCAGGCTAAGCAACGGCAAACTGATTACGGTCTTAAATATGATAATGAAGCCAAAGCAGCTAATAGCCAAAAGTTGATTGATATTCCTAAGAAGATTAAAGAGCTTCAATCTAGTTTAACTAAGTAAGAATATCTATTTCCTCTTTTCCAGACCTTGATATATATTATATACATTACTTATTCCCTTCGGGAAACCTTCGGTCAATCAAGTTTTGTTGGATTTATTAATTCAAGTTCAATTGCCTAGCCCTAATGGAATCTAGGATAATTATAACATAATATAGGAACTTGTAAAGGAAATAATATAGAATATGGAATTTAGTAATAAAGATAGCATTGTTAAGGCAATTCAGACTAAACTTGGTATATTATCAGACGGTATTGACGGCCCTACTACATGGAATGCAATTGGGGCTAAACTGGCGGTAAATGTAGTAGTTCCTCCTCCTATTGTAGTTGGTATTTCCGATGCTGCTTATAAACTTATAATTGAATATGAAGTTGGGGGAGGCGAAATATATTATAACTCAGCATTAAAACATCCAGAATATCCAGGTGGTCAAAGTGGAGTAACGATCGGAATCGGTTATGACCTTGGATATACTACATTAAGTCAATTTACATCTGATTGGAAATCATTACTGATGCCAGAGATTTTTAATGTTCTTTCTCAGCATATTGGTAAAAAAGGAACTACTGCAAAGAATGTAATACATACCCTTAATAATGTAGTAATTCCATGGGCTGTTGCTGAGACAGTATTTAAGACGTATGACATTCCTAGATATATTAAGGAAACTATTTCTGCATTTCCGGAATCTGATAAACTAAAACCAGATGCATTTGGCGCACTTGTTTCATTAGTATTCAATCGTGGCGGTAGTATTACTGGTGAATCACGAAAAGAAATGTATAATATTCGAAATGCTATTATACAAAATAGTAAGGTAGATAACATTTACGACTATATTGCTGATCAACTTATTGCAATGAAACATCTATGGATTGGAAAAGGGCTTGATGGATTACTTGCTCGTAGAGATGAAGAAGCGGCTCTAGTTCGTTCACGTGCTTAATATATAAGTTATGTCTGCATTTCACGAACTAACAAATAAAAACTTTGATTTGTATGCAGCAAAAAACTATAATAATCCTTCGTGTTTAGATATTCAAGAATTTTATGATGATGTAGCACGATTTAAATATCTTAAGAGATTATTTAAAAAGTATATTAATAAAGGGATTTTACAAGAACGATTAATACTTAACCATATTATCATAATTCATAATGTATTTTATGTAAAAGCTGCAGCAAGAATGTGCTTTAATAGGATTGATGCAGTATATTGGCCAGCATTAAAGACATTTCTCCTATATCTTAATTTTATTACCGATGATGATTATTGCAACATTCCAATAGATCTTCATATTGTAAAACAACTTCAACAGGTATAAATATACAATATGGGATTAATAAGTAGAACAACTGATGTATTCTATAGTTTTCGTTTTCTGCGATTACTCACTATGCCATGGAATACGACTGGCGCATTTGAAGCAGGTATTATTGATGCAGAAGGAAAGATTCTCCGTAAACCCGAAACTGCTGATGATAGAAATGTATATAATTTATTTCACAAACTTATTTTTAATCTGAAAAGACTACTGAATAAACTACCCTTCGGAAAGAAAACAATAAGTTCATATCTTGCTGCACTATATCTCATCAAGGAAGAAACTGGTATGTCTGATGCTAAGTTATCAGAAATTCTTCATGAATTGACGGGCATATATGCAGATACTTATGAGTTAAATGAATCTGCTTGGTATATAAATGAAGATGCTTCATTACGATCTGGACAATATACCCTTTTAAATAATATAGCATTACCTAAAACAGGAGAAGTATTTGCTCTTAAGAATTCACGGATAACAATAGGTGAAAATGCAAAACCAGTTGGGTCTATCTTTGGAACTTCTGTATATGAAGCATTACATTATTCTACAAAACAAAAAATCTATATAACATCCCACGATATAATACAATGAGTAAAGAACAAACAGACGAAGACATGTCAGTTGGAAGTGGGGCAGTTGCAATGCCATCATTTCCATTAGGAATGAAGTCGCCGACACACAAAAATAACGATGATGAAATATTTAGACGTAAAGACTGGGCATTATTTACTGTAAAATCTGAAACATTTTCCAAGTTCGAAGTAGGTAGGAATAAATATTCGCGGTGGAATAAATATCTAGATCCAGAAATTGAAGAAGAAAAAGCAGCATTAGATTATGCAAAACGTAATCCTAAGCACATAATTATTTTGCGAAATTCTGATAATGGTGCATTAAGACAGATAAGACGGTTAGCTGTAAATGAGGATATTTCTTAATGTTTTTTAAGATGTTTTTTCCAATGAACACCAGATCCAGAATATTTGATTGGATCTTGTATAGTTTTACCAAAATATTTCAGTTTGGTAATAGAATGTTGTTTTACATAAAGATGAACAACTACAGTTTCCTCATAAATAGGATTGTGAATTGTGACAAATTCAGTAGGACCTTCTTCGGATTGTATAAATAATTTTCTAGGTTGCATAATGGCTGTAATGAGTTAATGTAAAGCTGGTGGATATTCGAGTATCGTGACCAGCACAATTCTATTTATAAAAAAATGATATTTACTTTACTTTAAAATTATGGTATAATACATACTAGAACTATACTTATTTTACCGAATATATACAATACAACAACAAATTATGAGTTTAAAATTACCATCTGAATATAATTTTGTCTGGCGCTTTAAGATCTATACGCCGCCGCGCAATTTAACGATTAAGTTGTTTACTTAATCGGCTTTCTATGATATAATTCACACCAGGACTATGTCCATTTTTACAAGAATATATACACAATAACAAATAATAAAATAATATGTCCCTAAAAGCGCTTTCTGATTACACTTTTTATTCCCGATATGCTCGATATAACACTACAAAGAAACGTCGTGAAACTTGGCATGAGTCTGTTGCCCGTGTATACGATATGCATCGCGAAAAATATGCAGATGCTATAACGCAACATCCAGAATTAGGAAAGTTGATTGATTTTGCTCAATCAATGCAAAATAAGAAAAGAGTTCTTGCTGCTCAAAGATCTTTACAATTTGCAGGAGCACCAATGTTTAAACATCAACTCAAGATGTATAACTGCACTTTTACACATATAGATCGGCCAAGAGTATTTCAAGAGATTATGGATGTTCTTCTTTCAGGATGTGGCGTAGGATTTTCTGTTCAAAAACAACATACTGGTTTACTTCCTAAAATTTCATCAGAAATCAAGGAACAGACTAAAACATATATTATTGAAGATTCTATTGAAGGTTGGGCCGATGCGATTGGTGTTCTAATTAATAGTTGGCTTACAAAACCTATTGAGTTTCAAGAATATAAAAATTGTAATGTTACATTTGATCCATCTCTAATTCGTCCAGCGGGATCATTAATAGCTGGACAATTCAAAGCGCCTGGACCGAATGGTTTAATGAAAGCCCTTGAGAATATTAATGAAGTAATTAAGAGTCGAGTAGAGTCCCTTGATTTTAATAAAGGAGAGTTTAAAAATAAACTTAAGCCTATTGATTGCTATGATATTATTATGCATATATCTAATAGTGTTTTGAGCGGCGGAGTCCGTCGCTGTTTACCGGAGGATTACCTAGTTAAGATTGGCCCTGATGAATATAAGAAAATATCAGAATGTACTGTTACTGATAGTGTATATTTGAATGATGAATATCATAAAATAACTAATAATTTCGAACAAGGGGAACAAGAAGTTGTAAAATTTATTACAACTGACGGAAATCATATATCAACTCCAAATCACAAATGGTTAGTATATGATAAAAATACAAAAGAAATTTCATGGAAAACTGCTGATGATATGATTCATAATGTTACAAATTTTGCCTTTGTACAAGAAGATAATGACTAAGCACCATCTGTTTTTCTGCTTTGTCGAATATAGATAAGATAACATCAATTATTGATGAATATCCAATATCCTATAATAAGGGTAGAAATTTCCTTTATGATTTTTTAATAAATGATTCAATAGTGCTAGAATTACATGGAGATTATTGGCATGCTAATCCAGAAACCTATCTCGCAGACCAAATAATAAAGTATCCTGGAAATTTGTTTATGACAGCTCAAGAAAAATGGGATAAAGATATGATAAAGGAAAATATTGCAATCGAAAACGGCTTTAAATATATATGTATCTGGGAAAAAGATATAAGACAAACAAAAGACTTAACTAATTTACTATTAACTAAACTAAATTTACTATGAATATACCTATACCAAAGAAATATAAACTAATTGATATACTTTCAATTGAAACTGCTGGATTTGTTCCTACTTTTGACATTGAAGTAGAGAATGTTCATGCCTTTACAGCAAAAAATCCAAATAGTGGTTTAGAATCAATATCTCATAATTCAGCCTGCATCTGTCTATTCTCTTATGATGACCATGAAATGTTAACAGCGAAAACGGGAAATTGGTTTGTAACTAATCCTCACCGTGCCAGAGCTAATAATAGCGTTGCTCTTCTTCGAGGAACTATCTCAAAGGAACAATTTAGAGAAATCATGAAGTCAACAAAGGAATTCGGGGAACCTGGATTTATTTGGTTAGACGATTTGGATTTTGGTTTCAATCCTTGCAGCGAAATTTCTATGTATCCTAAAACCGAAGATGGTCGATCTGGGTTCCAAGGGTGTAACCTAACAGAGATCAATGGTAAATGGTGTACATCAGAAGAAAACTTTATGAGAGCTTGTGAGGCATCTGCTATTATTGGAACTCTTCAAGCTGGATATACAGATTTTAATTATTTGGGATCAGTATCAAAAGAAATCTTTGAGCGTGAAGCATTACTTGGATGTAGCGTAACCGGCTGGATGGATAATCCGGATATTCTATTTAATCCAGAGATTCAACAAAGAGGCGCAAAGTATATTATTGAAGTGAATGAAAAGGTTGCTGCAATGATTGGTATTAATTCAGCAGCAAGAGTTACAGCAGCAAAACCTAGTGGCAGTACTTCTTGTATTCTCTCAACCTCATCTGGCATTCATCCCCATCATGCAAAAAGATATATCCGTCGAGTTCAAGCAAATAAGACTGAATTCTGCTTACAAGAAACCGAAAGAGTTAATCCTCTTGCAGTGGAAGATTCTGTATGGTCCACTAATAAAACCGATAAGGTAATTTCATTCCTATGTGAAGTTCCTGCCGGAGCTATCGTTAAGAATCAATTGAGCGCTATAGACCTTCTTGAAAAGGTTAAACTAACCCAGCAAAACTGGGTTGAGTATGGAACTGTTATTGAACGATGTATAAAACCAGGTTTGCGGCATAATGTATCAAATACTATTACTGTTAAACCAGATGAGTGGGAAGCTGTTGAAAAATATATCTTTGATAATCAAAATAGTTTTGCTGGTATATCTCTTCTTCCTGCATCGGGCGATCTTGATTATGCCCAGGCGCCATTCGCAACCGTTCTTACTGCATCTGAGTTAGTAAAGGAATATGGAGATGCATCAGTATTTGCATCAGGATTGGTAGTAGATGGTCTTCATGCATTTGATAAGAATCTATGGGCTGCATGCGATACCGTTCTAGGTTTCGGAGAAGTATTACCTGCTTACTATGTTAAGCCTGAATATCCAATTAAGAAAACCAATAAAGAATTAGCTAATTATTTCCTTGAACGGGAAGAGCATGATGTATGGTTTTCCAAAACAGATTGGGTCCGAAGAGTTAAACAATTCGGAGAACGCTATTTTGATGGAGATACTCGCCGTGCAACATATTGTTTGAAACATGTATCTCTATGGAAAACATGGTGTGATCTTAAAAGAGATTATGTTGAAGTTGATTGGGAAACTGCAATTGAAGAATCTGAGACATATGTTGCAGCAGATACATTAGGATCCCAAGCATGTTCAGGAAATTCATGTGAGTTGGTTTAATATATACTAATATGAAAGAAACTTCCATTACTCCTTTTTGGTATGGTGTTACGATGATACTTGCTGTTCCAATCTGTGTCATTACTATAATATTACTTGCAGCCTTTCTATTACTCTGTTGGCCCATTATGCCATTCATTGGATATTATCAGAAAAAGGAAGAACTTAATTCATAATATAAATAACATACTATGATAGAAAATAACTGTTGCCCAAAATGCCATTACATTTATGAGATTTCTTGGGATGATAGTGCTGATGAGTATTATAATGAAGATTCCGATTCGGATTTATCCATTGAACTAGATGAATTATATCCTTGCTATTGCCCCTTCTGTGGGATTCATAGAGATTACGGAACAGAACCTGATTCAAATGAGGATGATTGGGCTTAATATATAAACTATGTCATGGCAATATCAAGGAGCTGAATTTACCTCTGAGTTAGCACAAGAGAAAATAGTTGAAGGTTATATTGGTTTCTGTTATGAGATTACTGATAATGCTAATGGAATGAAGTATATCGGAAAGAAACTACTGTTATCAAAAAAGAAATTACCGCCCCTTAAAGGACAAAAGAGAAAAAGAACTAAAATTACAGAATCTGATTGGAGAACTTATTACGGATCTTCCGAGGCAGTAAAGGAACAGGTTGTCATAAGAAAAGAGGATTTTAGCCGAGAAATTTTAGAATTTGCAAAATCTAAGGGCATACTAAATTATATTGAAATGAAGTGCCAGGTTGATCGGGAAGTTCTACTAAGGAGATCTGAATACTATAACGGAATTGTGTCTTGTAGGATCAACGCCTCACATTTGCGAGATTTGTGGATTAATTGAAAAGAGTTATTTACAAATGATCAAAATTGTGGTATAATTACTTCAACACAATAACATATGATTCTTATCGACTTTAGCAGTATTACTATAGCAACGGTTTTTGCTCAGGGGAAAAATGCACTAAACGAGGATTTGCTGCGGCATCAAATTCTTAACTCATTACGGATGTATAATTTGAAATATAGAGACCGTTATGGTAAAATGATTATTGCTTGTGACGGTGGATCCTGGAGAAAAGATTATTATGCACAATATAAGGCGGCGCGAAAAAAGAATCGTGATGCTAGTTCTATGGACTGGACTGAAATCTATAGGATTCTAAACAAGGTCCGTGATGAGATTACTGAGTATATGCCCTATGCGGTAATTCAGATTAGAGGTGCTGAAGCAGATGATATTGTTGCTACACTTGTGGAAACTACTCAAGAGTTTGGATCTTATGAGGACGTTATGATTATTTCTTCTGACAAGGATTTTATTCAACTTCAGAAATATGGTAATGTAGGCCAATATAGTCCAGCGACAAAGAAACTAATATCAGATAAGAATCCTAAAAGGTATCTCTTTGAACATATTATCAAAGGATGCTCAGGAGACGGTGTCCCAAATATTCGTTCATGCGATGAAGCATTAATAAATGAGGATATGAGACAAACTCCTATTCGTACAACTAGTATTGATGCTTGGTTTAAATCCTTTTCAGAAGGTAAACTCGAATCGGTTTTAACTACTGAGGAATATAGAAATTATATTCGTAATGAAACTTGTATTGATCTTTCTAAGATTCCCGAGAGTATTTCAAAACAGATTTTGGATGCTTATACTACGGCTCTAGTAACAGGTAATTCAAAGGTTTTTAATTATCTTATATCCAATAGATGTAATAATCTCTTGGAATGTTCGGGCGATTTCTTCCAAAAATAAACTGATATATAAAATATGATTCAACAACGGCAAGAAAAGCACGAAAGACTCCCTCATGAAGTTTTTGCACTTTTAGAAACTACTAAGAAAGTAGCTGAGCGAGTATCTATCCTTCAAGATAATACATCCTATTCAATTAAAACGATTCTACAAGCTGCATTTCAGGCAAATATTATCTTTGATCTTCCTGAAGGTGCGCCACCTTATACAGTATCTGCTATCCCGGCTGGAATGCAAAGATCTTCACTTAAGAAACAAATTGAGATACTTCCCCGATTTTTGATTGGATATGATAGAATTCCAAAAATGAAAAAGGAAATGCTTTTTATCCGACTCCTTGAAGATGTTGATGCCAAGGATGCAGAGATCCTTATTGCAATGAAAGATAAGACTCTAACTAAGTTATATCCATTACTTACAATTGCTCTAGTTCGCAAAGCTTTTCCTATACTACTACCAGAATAATACATATGACATACGAACAACTTGAATTTGATTTTTGCTATAATATTAATTAACTAATCATTGTGAAATATTCAAATTCACGAACAACATTTGGCGGAAAAGGTGATACCTTCAGATCTGACTTTATGAAATATCAAGAAGGATCATTATGGCAGCATGAATGGTCCTCGGATATTCCCGAGAAAGAAGGCCAATATATGGTAAAGTATTATAATGAGAATAACAAACTTATTTTTGATACAGTATATTATACTACACATGATAATGATGGTATGCCAATTTCATCAATAGGAGGAGAATATCCGTTTCACTTTTGTAAAAATAAAGTTGGGCTCAAATTTAAATATAAAGGAGATACATAATATTATGCGATACGATTTTTTTTGTGATAACTGTTCCCATGAATGGGAAGAAACTCAATTTATGAATGACAGAGATATACCTACAACACTTCCATGTCCGAAGTGCCAAACCAAAAATAAAATTAGACGCGTTATTAGAAGTCTCGCTATATCCTATGAGGGAAATCAAACGATACTTCAACGAGCAGGATCGGGATGGAACGATGTCCTCAATAAAGTTAAAAAGGCAAGCGGTAGAAAAAATAGTATAGAAACACGTTGACTCATATGTCATCAACAAAAAAAGGAAGCAAAAAAGGCGGTGGATCACGTAAGAATGATTATTCTTCTGATGATGATTCTAGGAGCGGTAATAAGAAGTTGAAGAAAACAAGATTCAATAGTGACCGCGACGACAAACGAGTACAACAAGAAATGTTCATAGAACGGGATTATTGATGAGTATTATTACCGAAGATGAATCTCCGCCTCATTCATTTGCAGAACTTTATTGCCATAGAACAGCATTATTTGCTGCTCTCATGAAGGCTAATCCTAGTATATCATATATTTCTAGATTACATTCGGATGGAACCTTTCTATCTGGAATGTTTATAGGTGGTATGACATTACCTACAGGACAAATTACATATCATATGGAAATGAAATATTGGTCTATGTTTTCAGGTATTACAAGTATTGAAATTCTTGATCGGGCTCCTGAATGGGATGGCCATTCATCTGATACTGTTGTGGATCGTTTGATAGATTGGACAAAACAATGATTACCGAACCGCGACGGCATTTCATTCACGAGCCTATATCACTTGGTTATACGGATCTTTCTACCTCAACAGAAAACACAGGTCGTACATATACAACACCATCAGGAAAGAAATATCCTTCAATAACAACTATTCTTGGCATTCGCGGAAAAGATGCTATTATGGAATGGAGACGACGAGTTGGTAATGAAGAAGCTAACAGAGTTTCCCGTCATGCTGCCACACGAGGAACTGCTCTTCATTCAATTGCCGAACGATATTTGAATAATGAGGAAAAGTATTTTACAGATACTGAAATGCCTCATGTTAAGGCGATGTTTCATAGTATAAAACCTTCCATTGACAAATATGTTGGTAAGGTCATTATGCAGGAAGTTCCCCTTTATTCGGATTTCCTAGGCATCGCAGGAAGAGTCGATTTAATTGCAGAGTTTAACGGAAAGAGATCCATTATTGACTTTAAAACCTCAAGTCGTATTAAAGCAAAGGAAGATATATCAAACTATTTCATTCAGGCTGCGTTTTATGCAATTGCCATGGAAGAACGAACTACTCTTCCAGTATCACAATTGGTTATTATGATGACAGTTGAGAATTCAAATAAGCCTCTAATATTTCTTGAGAAGAGAGATAACTGGACGGATGAACTGCAAAAAGCTATTAAGGAATATAATGCATCCAAGTTGTTTGGTCATAGTTAAATACATTATAAATAAAGCATAATATGCAAACAATAGATCTTTTTATTCGTACATATGCAGGTGACGCCCAATGGTTACCATATTGCCTTAGCTCTATTAAGAAATATTGCTCTGGATTTTCAAATCTTATTGTTGTAACTCCTGAATCATCAAGATCTGTTATTGAACCAATCGCCTTAAAGTATGGAGCAAAGTTTTTTGTGTGCCTCCAATTACATACCGATGATTATATTGGACAACAAGCAACCAAAATGATGGCAGATACGTGGTGTACATCCGATGCAATTTGTTATGTTGATTCTGATGTTATATTCATAAGAGATACCACCCCGAAACTTATACTAACAGAATCTGGTAGTATTAATATGATTAAAACAGCATATGCTACTATCGAATGTCCATGGCAAAGTATAACAGAAAATGCTGTAGGGTTTCCAGTTGAGTTTGAATATATGCGCCGGATGCCCCTAACATATAATAGAGATTTATTAGAGTTCACTAGAAATCATATTGAAAAGACGCATGGCAGAACTTTTCAACAATTCATTGAAGAAGTTCCTGGTAGACATTTATCGGAATTTAACATCTTAGGCGCTATAGCTGATAAATTTATGCCTGAGAAATTCAATTTTACAGATTCATCCATAGACCCTTTACCCGAGTTATATATAAAGCAATTTTGGTCTTGGGGTGGAGTTTCAGCAGATGTTAAACAACAAATAGAAGAAATACTATCAGGAAACAACTAATATGCCACTGAATACCGATATACTCAGATCCCATTTAAATCCTATATTCATAGAAACCGGGACTTATCTTGGAGAAGGTGTACAAGCCGCGCTTGAAGCAGGCTTTGAACGAATCTGGACAGTTGATCTTGAACTAGATAAAAGATGGGAGGCTGAACAACCCTTTCCACAATCACCCAATATAAATTTTGCTGTTGGTGATTCTGCATTATTTCTTGCAGATCTAGTTCCTACCGTAGATGCTCCCGCGACATTTTGGCTTGACGCTCACCCAACTGGATACTTCAATCTATTGCAACCAGATCTCCCACTTATCAACGAACTTCTTGCCTTGAGTTTCAGTCCACGACATTTTGATGACATCATTCTAATTGATGATCTACGTCTCTTTAACTCTGAGGATCAAATACGATTGACTGCGTTCATTCGACTCCTATGGCCAGATTGTACAATTGATATAATAGATTCTTCCATTATCCCACAAGACATTTTTAGAATCAGAAACATCAAACCCAAAAAAGAAAACAAATAGAAATAACAATAATATGAATGAAAACAATCCTGCTATAGAAACATTGAACTGGGGAAGCCACTTACCAGCATTAATGGCATGCGTTGCCGTTGGTAATGGTCCGGTACTTGAAATCGGGTCTGGACACTTCTCCACTCCGTGCCTCCACTCGATCTGTTCCGCACTTGGGCACCATCTTGTTACGACAGAAATGAATGACGACTGGAGAATGAAATTTATGAATTATTCAGGCCCGTCCCATGAAGTCTTGAAACAGACTCGTGGATTGCTTGAAGAATTATCGAAGCAACAATGGGGGGTGGTTCTTGTTGACGACCAGGCCGACGACCGTTTGGACTGGTTTTATATGTTTGCCAACTCATCACGCTATGTACTATTCCATGATGCTAATTTTGACGAATATCGGCAACCCTTAAATGACTGGATTGCCGCCAATCCGTGCAACTCACGTATCTATACTGGCTATGGCCCACATACATTGGTCATCTCCAAGGAGCATCAAATTCCCTTATTACAACCATGAGTGCAATCGAAGAATTACCGAACGGACAATGGGTCATTGCTAATGACACCCACATATCGAGATGGTCTCGTGAATGGGGAACCATCAAATGTGATCCTGCACTTTTTGAGATCATGACCCCATGGCTTAATGACATTGAAGTAGTATGGGACATCGGAGCATTTATTGGGGATCATACAAGATTCTATCTCGACCTCGGGAAAACCGTAGTTGCAGTCGAGCCAAATCCGCTCTCATTCAAGTGTCTCTCACATAACTGCCCAGAAGCCACCCTACTTAATGTTGCGGCATCTAGGGTAAAAGGAAAACTTTGTTTCAGTCAGCTCGACAACGCTGGGGCATCTAGGATTACAGTTGACGGATCTATCAAGGTAACCGCAACTCCCTTAGACTCCCTTGATCTTCCACCGCCAGGATTTGTAAAGATAGATGCAGAGGGATGGGAATATGACGTGATCCAGGGTATGTCCAAGACCCTTGAAAAGTACCGACCGCTCATGTTCATTGAGATCAATGCTGAAGCCCTAAAAACTAATGGGCACTGTGCAGATGACATAGTTGAACTTCTCAAAGACCTCGGTTACACCAAGTTCCAGATATACCCGCAAGAACTTGAATGGACTGAACCACAATTCGACATCCTAGTAAGCTAATGATACCGATCACTACCAATATGCTCAGAGAACACTATGAGCAAAACAATTATTCATTCGGGAATCCTGGGGCATTCTATACCATCTGCCTTGTTGGAAGTTGCCGCATTGTTCCTATTCTAAATTATTTTCGAGCCTACAATGACTTGAATGGAAGCCCATTTGAGTTGGTGTGCTTAAATCCGGTAGAGATGTGGAAAGGTCCGGGAACCGACATCGCAGATTGTGCTAGCGAGAGATTAAAGGATTACAGATTTAAGCATGTGGATACGCTTATATGTGAGAGCTTAAAACACTGTGGCCCGCTCAATACCTTCGAAGACGAGCCACAGAACGTATTTACATCACTAAACTGTAATGCTGAGACTGTTTTACGGATTCCCAATTGGCATGGAATGCTATTCTATGACGTGGAGGTTGAGCATTACAATAAAGAGTATGCAGCCCTTTCTCATATTGACCGCATCTCAATGCTTAGAACCATAGCGGCATTGTACAAAACCAAGTTTCTGAACCGCTGTGATAAGTCCAGCTTTCCCGAACTCAGGCAATGGGCTGAGGATAATTGGTTGACAACCCGCATGGGATGGACATCTGAACATGTATGCCGAAACCTGACATGGAAGTACTTTGAACTTATCTGCCGTGACATGGGACTGACCATCACCCGCGATCTTACAGAACACCCTCTTTGTGTCATGGATTCCTATGCAGCCACAGGGGCTATTATTAGGGATCTTGATCGTGAAGCAAACAACTGGAAATATTAATACAATGAAAATAGACAGAGTAATGTTAGTGTGGGATGGAAATCCTTTTTATGAAGGATTCTATGAAATGCATGAGAAATTGTGGGCGAAACTCGGGATTAAGACGGGTCTTGTATATGTGTCAAACGGCGCAAATGCAGCTGCTATTCCGAAGACAGGAGATGTCCGTGTTCTCGAAGATAGAAGCACGGTACCATTTACACCGCCACCCGGGAGAAATTGGAAGGCGACTATGGCGATTATCCATGGTCCGCGTCTATTCCCAGGTGAGGTTGTGGCGGTAACGGGAATGGATCAGTTTCCAGCCAGCAGACGTTTTATTGATGCCATCGCGGATGTCCCGGATGACCAACTAGTGTCTGCTTTTGGAAGCAAGGCACATCTTGCAACTGGGTCAATTGTAGCTCATCATGATGTATGGTCGAAGGTTATGGAACCTGCACCGATGGATTTCACCGAACTACTTGAATGGACGTGGGCTCTCGGCCTAAATGTCGATGGACACCGAGATATTAACCAACAATCAATCGCCATTGGATGGGGAAATGACGAGGTATTGTTTGCACAACTTGTGCGAGAGTCTGATGTAAAAGTCCACACAGTATTCAAAGACGCTTGGGAACAATGGATGAATCGTGTACTCGGAATTACTCAGATAGTGCCAGACCCGCAAAAACTAGCTGAAGGATTCTACTCCGAACTCCATATTCGGCTCCCAATGTCGGATCTTGATAGAACTACATTCAATACGCTCATAGGAATGGAACCATTCCTATAAAAAACTCTAGCCACACAATTTAGTCTCCATCCAGGATTGTATAATAAAATCCTGGATGGCAGAATAGTTTGTTCCTATTCTTGAACTTATAGAAGTAACTTAATTATTAATCCGATATATACTTTAACATGGCTCATACAAAACAAACAAAGAATAACGGCGGTCTTCTTGATATTCTAAAAAAAGGTCCGCATGAATCGATTAGTTATGATTATGGTGTAGTTCGAACATACTATCTTTCCGAAGAACTAGGAGATCCCGCTGATTATATTGATTGGTTTCATGAAATGCGCAATGCAAGAGATTCCGATGTAATTAAAATAGTGTGTAACTGTTATGGTGGAAATCTTTTTACTACAATTCAATTTATGCAAGCATTATCAGAAACAGATGCTCATATTTGTGTTTCAGTTGAAGGTGCTTGTATGTCAGCTGCAACACTTATCTTCCTCATGGCTGATGAGTATCAAATTACAAACCATTCACAATTTCTTTTTCACAACTACTCTGGTGGTTCTGCTGGAAAGGGCGGTGAAATGTATAATGATATTATTAATAAGAAAAAGTGGACCGAAACACTATTTGCAGAAATGTATGCAGATTTTCTAACACCCGAAGAAATTAAGGACCTATCTCATGATAAAGATATTTGGCTGGACGCAAATCAAGTTCTTGAGCGCCTTGAAAAGCGCGGAAAGATGATTGAGAAAAAAGCAAAGAAGGCTGAAAAGACAAAGAAAAGCGAATAAAAATTAAAGA